GCCACCCGGGCCGCCTTCGCTGTGGGGCTGCTGACGAGCCCCTCCGTCGCGCTTGCCGCCGACTCGGGCCCCAACCCATGCGAAGTGCTCGTCGCGCTCGCCGTGGTCATCGCGGTGTCCACCCTGATGGCCTGGGTGGCCGTCCTTGCCCTGCGAGGACCCTGATGAAGGTCACCGACCACATCACGATCCTCGACGGCGACCTGGTCCACCCCGACTCGACGGACCGCCTACGGGAGCTCATCGAGGAGTTCCAGCGCCTCAACCCCGGCGCGCTCGTCGTCCTGGACGAGGAGCCCGAGCTCCCCCCGGAGGGGGCCCGCATCCGGATGCTCTCCGTCGGCTGCCACCTCACCCCCGCCGGCGTCACCATCGACGGGGTGAAGGTGGAGACCGTAGAGGACCTTCGCGCGGAGGACCTCCCCGCGAAGCTGGAGCGCCTTCGCAAGGCGACCGTGGCAGCCGTAGCGCTGACCCCCCAGGAGGTCGTCTCCGGCGGTAGCTGGGTGGGCAAGAGCTGGTACGGCGGCAACCGGGACGGGATGAGCGTCCTCGTCGACGGCCGTCTTCAGCACACGTGCTTCGGTGTCGACTGGGGGCACGAGGAGCCGATCGTCACGAGGGCCACGGTTCGCGATGGGGTGATCTACCCCGAGCCATCCGGCACGGTGGACGGGGAGGCCGCAGCCAAGCTCAAGGCGGCCGAGGAGAAGCGTCGCCGTCGGCGCGAGCGGCGTCTCCGTGACCTGTCGAGGCAGCCATGACCCAGGCATCGCTCTTCGCTCCAGGGGAGGTCGACCCGGCGCCGACGGTGGGGGACCCGGATGAGGCTTGCTACACGCCGCCTCGCCTGGCCGACGCCGTCCTGGAGCGCGTGCTCCAGCGCTGCCCGGCGTCAGCGGTCAAGCGCGTGGTCGAGCCGTCCGTTGGTGGTGGGGCCTTCGTCCGCGCCGTGAACAGGCGTCTACCGAAGGCCGTGGTGACGGGTGTGGACCGGAACCCGTTCGCGCGGGGCCTGCTCCTCGCCGACGAGACCTTCGTGGGGGACACCCTGGAGTGGTGCAAGGGGCAGGCACCCGGCCGCTTCCAGCTCATGCTCGGCAACTTCCCCTTCTCGGTGGCCCTCGAGCACATCGTGGGCCTCCTTGGACTGCGCCCGTACCGACTCGCGGTTGTGGTGCCCCAGGACCGCATCAGCCGTCCGGTCTGGCGAGAGGTCATCTACGACCAGCCGGTGGAGGGCATGCGGTGCCGGGAGATGCACCCCATCGCAGAGCGCCCCTGGCCCGACCTGGTTCGTGAGGTCGCCCTGCTGGTGTTCGGAGCGGACGAGCCCCGGTGCTCGCGCGTCTGGGGCGACCCCATCGACTGGCGGTGGGCGGCATGAGCACCTACACCGAGCTCTGCGCCGGCGCGGCCGCCGTGGCCCTCCACCTGGTGGCGGACGGGGACAAGACCGTCGTGCCCCTCGTGGCGTGGATGGGGGGCAAGCGTCGGCAGGCCTCCGCCATCCTCGAGCACCTGGGCTGCACCCTGGACGCGGTCGAGCGCATCCACCTGGTGGACGCGGGCCCGTGGGGCTGGGTCTGGACGGCCCTGCTGGTCGACGGCCAGGGCCCCGAGGTCGCCGAAGTACTGCACCGCTGGGAGGGCGAAGCCCCGCGGGAGCTCTGGCAACGCCTGGCCGACCAGCCTCCCATCGAGGGCGTCGAAGGCATCGCGCAGTGGCTCTGGCTGCAGGCGCGTTCGGCCTCGGGCGCTCCCGTGTGGTGGGACGGATGGCGCGGAGGTCCTGACCGGTGGAGGCAGGCCTCGGGCACCAGTGGCGAGGGTCCGCCGTGGCAGACGGCAGGCCGGTGGCGGAAGGGCCGCTCCGGTGGTGGCGAGACCGAGCCGCGGGAAGCTGGCTGGCCTGGCTGGAAGGCGGGCTCGAGCAACGGCCGGGAGACGACGGCCTTCCAGAAGGCCGGGGGAGAGCCGTCCTGGCGGATGGGGCACCCTCGAGGGGACAGCGTCCTCGGTCAGCGCGGGAGCTGGCGCATGGGCGAGGAACCATCGAAGGCCCGCCGGCGGGACCGCACCGTCAGCCAGTGCGGCGGGGGTCGGTCGATCAGCGACCAGGGGCCCGACCGCCGATGGACCGGGGGCGGCATCGTCCACCCCGCGACCATCGCCACGCGCATCGAGTCTGTCCTTGCGGCCGTGGAGCGCTGGGGGGGCGAGGTCCACGTCACACACGGCGACGTCGCGGACGTCCTGCCTACGCCTGGCTGGTGCTACTGCGATCCTCCCTACGTCGGCCGCACCGGCTACGGCTGGGACTGTGGGCGTGATGTAGTACTCGAGGTGGCGCGCGCCTGGGGGGCCGTCGCGCCCACCGCAGTGAGCGAGGCGGAGGCCCTCGACCTCCCGGGCTGGTCCGACGTCATCCTGCCGACTCGACGGCGCGCCAAGTGCCAGGAGCGGCTCACGCTCTCGCCGGGCCTGGTCACCACAAGCGCCCAGCTGCCGCTCGTCGCCACGAGGGGACGCTGATGCCCGTCACCCTCCGCAACGACCAGTGCTTCGCCACCGAGGACAAGACCGAGGTTGTCTACCCGGCCGGGTCGGAGGTCGAGCTCCTGGCCGACGCCGAGCTTCCCGAGGATGGCGGCCCAGTTCGACCGCGCGATGCGAAGGGCGGGAAGTACCGGACCTGGTCCGAGGCCGCCCGATGGCACAGCTACAACGGCGGCCGGAAGACGCGCGCCTCGAAGGGCGAGCAGGTCCCCGAGCTGTGGCTGGTGAGGCTTGGCGGTCGCATCCGCTGGATCCCTCGAGCCGACCTCGAGACCGACTCCGACCGGAGGCGCGCCCATGGTCGCTGAACGGACCAACCTCGCGTTTCTGCCGAAACGTCGGATAAGAAGCCCTCTGGAGCGCCGGGTGTGCTCCTACTGCCTGGGCCGGCACGGCTCGAAGCGGCCGCGTCGGTGGTGCTCGGACGCGTGCCGGAAGTGCGCCTCGGCGGCGCGGCGGCCCGAGGTCGCTGGGCTTGTGACGCCCATCTGCCTGCGCCGGACGACCACCAACGCTGAGAGGCGGTCCGCGACCGGGTTCGGCACGCTCACGGCCACCGAGGCGTACATGGCCGACCTTCGGGTCCGCTGCATCGACCTGCTCGAGGTGGACAGCCAGGCCCAGCTCGAGGCGGCCGTCCAGCTCCTCGGCTCCGTCGAAGCCGTCGCGCTCCACATCGGCGTGGAGCCTCACACCCTCGCCCACTGGGGCGTGGATGAGGCCGCCGCCGTCCGCTCCGTCGCCTGGTCCTGGCGCGACGACCTCCCCGCAAGCCCCACCGACCCCATGGAGGCCCAATGAACCCCGACGCCTGCGTCCACTGCGGCGCCCCCAACCCTCCCCCTCCAGGCCGCTCTACCGTCCCCCACGTCGACGGGTGCCTCCCAGGCGTCTCCTGGGAGAAGCGCCGGCGCGACGGGACCGCCTGGGGAGCCTGGACCGCCATCCCCGCTCAGGACGCCTACCACTTCAGCCGGCAGCGCGACGTCCAGGTGCGCGCAGCTCCGGAGGCGTGGTGAGCGGCGGCTGGACACCATGCGCCAACGACTGGTGGCCGGTGGTGGCGGAGAGCCTCACCCAGCCCTGGCCACGTGAGGCCGCCTGCATGGATCTGCGCTGGAGCGTGGACCAGCGGGGGGACGTTCCCTCGAGGCGCCAGCTTGCGAAGCGCTGGGGATGGACCCCGGGCAAGGTCCGTGGGCTGCTCCGCTCACCGGATGAGTGGTGGGACCCGAAGAAGGGAGAGGCCCCTCGATTGGCCTCGCCCAGGCCTGCCGACAAGCCGAAAACCGGACCCACCCTGCACCCACCCGGACCCGACCGGACCCAGGCGGACCCACCCTGCACCCAGCCGGACCCAGAAGTCGCCCAAACCGGTGAGGAGGAAGGCGAACAATCCGACACGTCGGACCCGCCCTGCGCCCAGGCGGACCCAGCCGGACCCGACCGGACCCACCTTGCACCCGACCGGACCCAACCGGAACCACACGCGTCTTACCAACCCTCACCCTCACCCTCACAACAACCTGTGTGTGTTGGGCAGGCCGACCAGGTCCGGGTGCTGGAGCTCTGGGCGGCCCACGCTGTCGCGGCGGGGCAGGTTGCCGAGGACGTTCCTCACGGCTCCCCGCTGGCGCAGCTCGTCGCGTCGGCAATCACCGAGCACGGCGTGGACGACATCGACCGGGTGGTGCGCTGGTTCTGGGTGGGAGTCGACAAGCGAGCGACGTGGCTACGCGACCGGGACTTCGACCTCCGGACCCTCCTCGACCCTGAGAAGATCGGCGGGAACATCCGACGCGCCCGCGGTGACGTCGGGGTGGTCGAGCGGTCTGGGCGCAAGCTGACGGCGGAGCCGGGTCAGGCGGAGGCCGAAGCCGAGGCGGCCGGACTCAACGAGCTCATGCAGCAGCAGGCGTGTCAGCTGCTCGACGCTGAGTCCGTCCACATGCCGACCGGGCTGTACAAGCGGGTCAAGGCGCTGGCAGCAGAAGGCGGACGCGAGGGTTGGGACGAGAATCGGATCGACCAGCTTCGGCAGCTGGAGGACGAGTACAAGGCCGAGCGAGCCAGGCAGCTGGAGACCGAGGAGCGCAAGCGGCGAAGGAAGTCCGACGCGAAGCGCGCTGAGAAGCTCGCCAAGGCGACGACCGAGCTCGACAGCCTTGAGGCAAGCTACCGCAACCACGTGGCCGGGAAGGAACGCAGCCCGCCGCCGAACGCCACGACGTCGACCGCCTTCCTGTGGCGGCGCACCGCAGAGAACTTCCGAGCCGCCCTCGAGCAGGCCAGGGCGGAGATGGCACGGGGCGGGGTTCCAGACCTGTCGGAGGCCAAGGCGAGCAACAGGGCGATCTCCAGGCTCCTGGCGGAACCTCGACTGCGAGGTCGGGCATGACCCGCCACGTCATCGGCATCGACCCGGGCTCCGGCGAGCTCGGCTACACGTGGACCCGCCCCACCGGCGCGGAGCCCCCGGAGGTCCTCGAGCTGGACTTCCTCCGCACCGAGGGCGAGGAGCGCACCACCGAGGGCATCCACTTCCTGTTCCGCCTCGGGAGGCGGGTGGAGCAGGCCGGGGCCACGTCCGTCCTGTGGGCGGTCGAGGCCGCGCCCCCGAAGCTGAAGAAGGGGCAGCACGGGTCCCACATCAGTGGGGCCGGCCCTGAGCGCTGGCGGACCGTCGCCCGCGTCGCCGCGCTGATGCTCGGGCACGAGTTCGTCCAGGTCGGCATCAGCCCATGGCGCCGGACGATGGCCGCCCTGGACCGGCGTTGGTCGGGTCGCCGGCGGGGTCGACCGACGCCTCGTCCTCGAGGCCGGTGCAAGGTCGCCGGCACGAAGCGCATCCCGGGCGCCATGGTGCGGGTCACCTTCGAGTGCGGCCATCGGGACGACTGGATGAGCGCCGCCCTGCTGGACGGGCATCAGCCGGCGTGCCCCGCCTGCTCGAGGATGCCAGCCGGTGCCACGCCGTCCGACCTCACGACGGACGAGCACAAGCGGGCGGCCTGCGACTGGGTTGCCCTGCACTGGCCCGACCACTTCGAACGCCTGGTGGAGGGCCCGAGGAAGCGGGCCAAGACCAGGAAGCCCGACCACCGACTCACCGGCGTCCCGGACGCCTGCGAAGCCCTCGGCGTGGCCTGCCACGCGATGACCATGGAGACGAGATGACCCACAAAGCGCATGTGCCCTCCAAGCTCGCTCACGCCATCCAGAGGCGTGGTGTCGGGCTGCGGGTGCTCGACGACCCTCCCCGATCGACGGAGGTGTTCATCACCACGGGCGGCCTCTGGTTCGAGGTCGACGCTGACATCCGGACGACGCTTCCCATGGACCAGGAGGGTGCGGCCGCAATCGCCGCGGTCGCCGATGCGGTCCAAGATGCCGAGAGTGAGCGGTGCCACGGCTACTGCATCGTTCGGGTGGACGAAGTCAAGAACGCTGCCGGAGTCGTGCACGCGGTGGTGGCAATCATCAGCTCGGCGACCGCTGGATGGAACGCCGTGCGAGCCCGGAGGTCGGTGATCTTCGATCTCGACGACGTGGAGGACCTCGAGGCGGTCGTTGAGGCGGGATGGATTCCCGGGAGGGTGACGCCGTGAAGAACTGGTCGATGAACATGGACGGCGTGCCGGCGTGGCTGCTCGTCCTGGTCGCGCTCGCCGGAGTCTCCCAGGACGTCATCCAGCACGTGTGGCCCCCAGAGCAGCCCACCTTGGACGCAGATGCCTGCGCGAACCACTGCTACCCCTACGGCCTGCGGTCGGCCTCGACGACAGCGTGTGAGTGCGAGGTGCCGTCGCGGTACCCCGCCGAGGTCTGGCGGCCTCGGGTGGACCACGGGGCATGCGATGCGGTGTGTGGCGAGGGGGAGGTGCAGTCGTACTCCCCAGTGGATGGGTGCGTGTGCATCGGGGGGGCTGATGAGGCGCACCGATGAGACCCGGTTGAGGACCCTAGAGGAGGTGGCCGCTCATAGGCCAGAGGGCCGGCTGGAACGCGCCCTGGCAGGCCTCGTGTCCACGCTGACCCTCGCTCTGTGGGTGCTGATGTGCGCGGGTGCGTGGCACGCCTTCCAGGCACGGCCATGACGCAAGGCACCCTCATCGTCATCACCGAGGTCATCCGCCAGGGTGACGGCTACACGCGCGTCCCCCGACGTGAGGGCGAGGTGGTTGGGCACCCCGTGGGGCGTCCCGACCTGGTCTACGTGGACTGGTGGGACACGGACGACCAGAGCGAGGAGCGCACGGTCCGGCAGCTGCGGCGGACCGAGGAGATGGAGCGGTGGGCAGTCGACCCGACGGACGGGCCACACACCCACACCTACGGGGACATGGGCTGATGGCCAGGAAGGCCCGCGTCACCACAGCCATCGCCGCCCGCACCATGGAGCGGCGTATGGGCCAGGTGTTGCGTGAGGCCCGTCAGGAGAAGGACGGGGGGAGGGGGTGGTCCCGGGAGCGGGTGGCCCGCGCGTCGGGCGTCAGCGTCTCCACCGTGTGCCGGTACGAGGTGGGGGGGACCCCCCAGAACAGCCGGCACCTCACGGCCATCCTCGCCGCCCTAGGCGTCACCCCCGAGGAAGCCATGGCGCGGGCGTTGGAGCTCATCGCGCTGGCCCGGTCGGAGGGTGGCCATGCTTGAGGTGCTCATGGACCAGATGAGGAAGGCGACCCAGCCGGCCTTCGAGCCGAGCATGCTGATGACGCCCGGCCAGTACCTGCTGGTCCTGTGTCCTCGGTGGGGATGGCCGCCGAGCATCCGGCAGCGCTACGTCCGGTGGACGACGCTGGCTGCCTGCCCCGACCTTGACGCGATTCTCGGTGCCGCTGAGCGCCGGGAACCCCTCTCCGCGCCCATTTTTTCGGGCCCTCTCGACCATCCGTTCCCATGGGGGATGGGGCCGTGAGCGACGACTACCGCCACGACCCGCGCTCCTACGTCCCGATGTCGGACGAGCAGCTCGTCACGACGCTGCAGTACGTGGAGAGCGGTCTGGGGGTGACCGAGTCCCTCCGCACGGCGCTGCACGGGTTCGAGTTGACGGGCGCGGTCGCGAAGCAGCACGCCTCGAGGGTGCGGCGGTGGATCAACAAGCACGGCTTGCCGAGCTCGTGGATGGACCCGGCCACGCTTCCGCGGCCGGAGAAGCAGCCGCCGCCGTCGGATGTGATGCCGGCGGCTCCCGGCGGGAAGCTCCACATCCTCCCGAACACGCGGAGCGCCTACCCGAACCGGAAGCACGGTTCGAACCGGCCCCAACAGCCGCCAGGTGGCGGTGGGGGCGAGATCATGGACGACGACCAAGACGGCGTCATCCACGGCAACGGACTCGCCCCGGAGGTCGTCCTCGAGCAGCCGCATCACGTGGTGCTGGAGCACCTCCTCGACTGCCAGCTCCGGGTCCTCGACTTCGCCATGGCCAAGGGCGACAAGCACCAGGCCACTTCCGCTATCGGGTCGGCCGCGAAGCTGTCCCGGGAGCTCAAGCTGGAGCGGGCCGCCCTCAAGCGTGCCGGCATGGCGGACCGCACAGCCAAGGGCCTTGCTCGTCGGATGCGCGACGACGAAGCCGCTCTCAAGAGCATCGAGACCATGCTGGCCCTCACTGAGGGCGCCGGCGGATGATCGAGAACCGCGTTCGCCTCCCCATCGAGGTGGTCGACGATCTCTCCACGACCCTCAAGGTGCCGGTCGGGCCCACGGTCGGCGACGCGAAGCACGCCCTCCATGCGTGGTTGATCAGCGAGCGAGGCGCGGAGCTCCCCTCGCTGGAGGACCTGACGCTCCGCGACCTCCACGGCGCCGTGGTGGAGAGCATCCACTCCAGCCTCGACCACGTTCGCGAGCTCCGCATCTACAGCCCGCTGTCCCTCGCGGTGCTCTGGCGCAACGAGGAGCTCGACGTCGACCAGCGTCGGATGTTCATCCGGGCAGCGCAGGAGCGGATGAGCTGGGAGAAGGGAGGGAACCGCGCGGGGAAGACCTACGCGGCGCTGCTCCTCGACGTGTGCACGGCGCTGTCCACCGCGCATCCGATGGTTCGCCGGTTCTGCCACAACAACGACGTCCCCCTCGACATCCTCCCCGACACCCCCCAGGACGTCGTGGTGGTTGCGGAGTCGGCGTCCCTGTCCATCCGGGACCACCGCGGCCCCATCGAGGAGATGCTCCCTCGGGACGAGATCATCTGGCACGGCCGCAACGCCAAGGACGAGGCGTACGTCGAGTGCATCGTGCCCGGCCACGACCGACCGGGCCGAATCTGGTTCAAGAGCGTCAAGCAGACCCACAAGGCCTTCAAGGGCGGGAAGGCCTTTCGGTACCACATCGACGAGGAGCCCAGCAGCCGGGAGGGGGAGCTCGTCATCGAGGAGTGCTTCCGCGGCGTCGCTGCGGTGGGCGGCAACGTGTCGATCACGGCGACGCCCCAGGAGGGCAGCTCCTGGCTGCGGGAGAAGCTCGTCGACCAGGTCCCGCCCTCCTACGACTGCGTCGTCATGTCGCTGGACGCCCTCGGGAACAGGCTGGTCCCCGACTATGGCGCACTCGTCGACTACTTCGAGCGCCTTGAGCGGACGGACCCCAGGCAGGCGCGCATGCGCCGGTTCGGCGACTTCGTCGACCGCGAGGGCCTGGTGGTCGGCGACCACTGGAACCGCGGCGACTACAGCCGAGAGGGCACGGGTCACGTCGTCGACGACTTCCCCATTCCGAAGGACTGGCCTCGCTTCAGAGGCGCCGACTTCGGAGTGGGCGACCCGACCTTCGTGGTGTGGGGGGCTCGCGAGCCGGACACCGGCATCCTCTACGTGTACGAGGAGTACGAGGTGGTGGGGAAGGGGGCAGAGGGGCACGTCCAGCCACTCCACGAGCTGCAGGGCGACAAGCGAGTGAAGATCGACGGGCTCATGGAGTGGCGGTCCGCCCATCCCTTCCAGGGCAGTTGGGGTGACCCATCAGGAAAGACCTGGATGGAGGTCTGGTGCGACCACGACCTGGACTTCGAGGCCGCGAACCGTGACCGCAAGGTCGGCATCGGCGCCGTCCTCGATCGTCTCGCTCCGGGGCCTGACGGCCGACCGCGTGTCCGCATCTTCCGGAAGTGCGCTGCCCTGCTGAAGTCGGTGGAGAACCTGGCCTGGGACCCGAACTCAAAGACGCCGATGTGGATCAAGAAGAACGACCATGGCTGGGACGCCTTCCGGTACCTCTGCGTAGGGGTCCTTGAAAGCTGGGAATCGGGCATCTAGTCACAGAAGAATAGACTCATTTCGGCGCTTTCTTGCTCGTGGATCGGCGGGCTCCTACCGTCACACCATGTGGTTCAAGTCTCTCATGCGTGGCGCCGCGCAGATAGCGGCGGGCACCTGGGGCAACGTGGAGCGCCTCCTCGCGTCCACCGTGCTCGCAGGCGGACTCGTCGCCGCGTCTGGCCCCACCGACGAGGACACCGTCACGGCGGCCAAGAGCATCAACCACGGGGAGGCGATGGCCGTCGCGGCGCGCATCCCGATGGTCTACGTGTGCGCCAAGGCTGTCGCCGAGGACATCGCCGGCCGGCCCCTCTACGCCTGTCGGGAGGGGCGCAATCGGGCGGAGCGGCGGGCCCGGAAGAAGGTGGAGCGGGTCGACGACGAGGTCATCGACCGCCTGGAGCGACCGAACAGCCAGCAGGACGGCCTCACGTTCCGCACCCAGGTCGCGTTCGACTGGGCGTTGACGGGCAACGGCTACGTCGAGCAGGACCCCGTCACGGGTGCGCTCTACCGCATCATGCCGGACGCCATCGAGGCCATCGTCGGCCCGCACGGCCTCATCGCTGGGTGGCGCGTCCGGGACCCAGTCCGCGGCCGTCCTGACCGCATCCTGGACTATGAGCGCATCATCCACATCCGTGGCGTGTCCTGGTCTTCCGACATCCGTGCGGTCTACGGCATGTCGCCAGTGGAGCCGCTCTACCACCACCTGGTGAGCGAGCTGAACGCGCTGGAGATGCAGTCGGACCAGAGCAAGAAGGGCCGGCCTGACGTCATCCTGTCGGCCCAGGGGAACCTCTCCCCAGAGAACGCCCGGACCCTGGCGACCCGGTACGCCAACAGCGTCGCCAAGAGGCAGAGCGCGTTCGCGGTGGGCAAGGGCGTCAAGGTCGTGCAGATGCAGTTCACGCCGCAGCAGCTGCAGCACGCCGAGCATGCCACCCGCGTCCAAGCGGTCATCCTGTCGGCCTTCGAAGTCACGCCGATCCGCGCCGGCATCACGGACGCCAACTTCGCGTCCAGCAAGGCGGAGCTCCGGACCTACTGGGAGACCATCCGGCGTCGGGCCAAGCTGTTCTCCGTGGCCTGGTCGCGGCTCGCCCAACCCGGGCACCGCGTGGCGCACGACTTCTCCGACGTCGAGGCCCTCCAGGTCAGCTACAACGAGCGCCTCGAGCGCGTGGAGAAGTGGGTCGACCTGGGCATGACCCCGGCAGCCGCCGCCGACTATGAGGGCTTCCTCGATGCCCCGGTGCCGGACAGCCACATCGAGACGCCGAAGCGGCAGAAGCCAAGGCCCCCACCGAAGGAAGTCGAGGAACCGCGCAAGTCGCACGACGTCATCGTGGGCGAGGTTCGGCAGGTCGACGAGCACACCCTCGTGCGGGTGCTGCAGGCGTACCTCAAGGCATCCGCGGAGCGGTGGGAGAAGGCGGCGGAGTGGCGCGTACGTGGCGCGGACATCTCCCTCCTGGCTGGACTGGAGCGGGACTCCCTGGCAGCGGAGCTCCGCGCCGCTGGTGTGGAGCCCGAGGTCGCTCGCGTGGTCGCCGCCGACGAGGTCGCGGTCACGGAGGAAGCCGTGGAGCAGCTCACCCTCTCCGCCCAGGAGGGGGACAAGCTGAAGCTCGAGGAGCTCAACGCCTTCGGCGAGGGCCGCGCCCTCCGCCTCGCCAAGCACATCACCACTCAGCTCGCGAGGCTCGCCGCATGAGCGCCACCCCCCTCATCAGCCTGTACGACCTCGTGCTGTGCTCCCTCACCCCCCAGGGGAACATTGCCCCCGACGGTGTGGTCACCAAGGAGACGAGCGACCCCGAGACGGGAACCACCCTCTTCGTCGCCTCCTCCGAGACCGAAGACAGGATGCTGGACGTCATCCGCCAGAACTGGAAGCTGGCCGAGTTCCGGCAGTATGGGCCGATTCTGGACAACCACATCCGCACCCGGGTGGCGGGCATCGGCATCAAGGCCTGGGTGCCAAAGAAGGAGTCCAGCGAGGTGGCGAAGGCCGACATCGGCCGGCTCCACGTGCGTGCTCGGTGGGACCTCGACTGCCCGGACCCGTCCATCCGAGCGGTCGGTCACCAGCACGTCAACGGCATTCGCAAGGGCGGCTCTGTCGGCTTCGTCTGCGACAACAAGACCCGTCGCGACAAGCTCCCCTCCGACCACCAGTGGTTCAGCACCGGCAAGGAGGTCAAGACGTCGTGGGGTCCCTACAAGATGCACGGGACCTACTTCGACGGACCGACCCTCCGGGAGTTCAGTTCCGCCGGCATCCCCGCCAACGGCAACGCTCTCCAGAAGAGCCTCGTGGAGGCCTACGCGGGGCTGGCCATCGACGACGTCGAGGCACGCGCCAAGATGGCTGGCGAGGCTGGCGTGCCTGGCGCCGTGGTCTCGGACCTGGTGGAACAGGTCAAGGCCATGTCCGCCGAGGGGCGCGCCGAGCTCGCGACGCTCCTCTACCCCGACCTCGTGCACGCCCTCCGGGCCGACCCGAAGCTCGGACTCATCGTGCGGGGCGCCCTGGAGCGCGGCCGCACGCCCATCCCCACCGACGGCGACGTTGTCGTCGTCGACTTCATGTCGGCCCTCGCGGCCAACCTCAACAAGGAGTGATCATGCCGATCACGGAAGCAGAGAAGGCCGCCAAGGAGGTCGCGAACACCATCGAGTCCATCCGAAGCGACGTCAAGGCGCAGGACGGCAAGCTCGATGGTCTCGAGACCAAGATGCAGGGCCTCCAGGAGACCGTCAACAAGGCTCGTGAGGAGGCAGAGGCCTACCGCAAGGAGGCCCTCAACCGAGCCGTCTCCGATGACGCGGACCGGTCGCTGATCTACCTGCGGACCGCCGAGGAGATGGGCGGCCGCCCGATGGACCCGCGACGCTTCGTCAAGGCGAAGACCGGCGACGACACCCTCCAGCTCTACGCTGTGAAGAGCGCGGACGGGAAGTCCATCGAATACGGCTACCTGGACGACCCAGACCCCGTCGACAAGACCCAGGCGGCCCTCCAGAAGGCCGTGTCCGACCGGGCTCGCCGGCGCCGCATCCTGGCTGCCCTGAACAAGACGGACGTCTCCATGGTGTCGACGCCCGCGTCGGACCGTGAGGTCCGACTGGCCCTCCGCGAGGTTCCGCCGGCCATCCGGAAGATCTTCTCCGAGGACCCCACGCTCCATGGAGCGTTCCAGCCCATCAACGTCGACCCCGACTATGAGCGGGACCTGATGGCCAGCTACGGGCTGACCAGCATCATCCGGAACTACCCCCACCCCGGCGGCACGCTCAAGAAGCCGTTCCAGGACGGCTACCTCCAGATGTTCGGCCGCTCCATCCCGACGGCCGACACTGGCACGCCCCCCGTCTACACGGACCTGCCCCAGACGCAGAGTGGGGACATCACCACCAAGCGCCTCTCGGTCGGCACCGTCTTCGACCGGGAGAGCGACGAGAACGCCATCATCTTCACGGAGGCGCTGCTCCAGGACAAGAGCGTCGACGCCTTCCGCTTCGGCGAGCACGCCGTGTCCGTCCATGGCCACGTGGCCGGCACGATGGACACCATCGCCGGATGGAACCTGCGGGGCCGGTACGGGGTGACCACCAACAACACCGACCACCAGCTCCGCCAGTGGGACGGCTTCCGTGCCTACGCGGCGGCGGACGCTGCGAACCGCATGGTCGACCTGGCCGGCGCCGAGACCTACGCCGGCTTCATGTCCCTGTTCGGGAAGATGGCCCCGGAGCAGATGATCCGGAGCAGCGGGGCCAGCTCCATGATCCTGCTCGTGGGCATCGAGTACTTCTTCAAGCACCTGATGCTCCTCGACGAGTTCAAGACCTGGGACAAGGTCGGAGCCCTCGCGTCCATCCTCACCGGCAACCTCGGCAACCCGGTGCAGGGCCTGCCGAACCAGGTTGGCGTCCTCGCTGGGCGCATCCCCGTCTGCCTCGAGTTCACCCTGGAGCCCAGCTTCAACGCGGCCGGCGTCCACGACGGCGTCGGTGGCTCCAACAAGAACGTGTGCGTCCTCCTCGACCGCGACCGGTGGGAGTACTGGACCAGCCGCAACATGCGCGTGGAGCGTGACATCGACATCAAGTCGGACACCGTCACCCTGGTGACCCGCAAGTCGATGGTCATGCGCTACAAGCAGGGCTCCCACCCGGCCGCCATCGTGGGCCACGGGCTGTCGAACTGATGGCCGGCCGCGAACTGGTACAGGTTCGGCTCACCGACAAGTGGGCCCAGAACGGCTACGACGGCGGCGGCCTCAAGCTCCGGAAGGGCGAGGTGGTCGTGGTGTCGCGGGAGGTCCTCACCGACCGGCAGGACCTCCATCCGGGGTGCTTCGAGGAGGTCGAGGGTGGCATCGGCGACGCCGAGCTCCTCCAGGCCCTCCAGGCCAAGGCTGCCGACCTCGTCGCCACTATCGCCGCCGGCGACTGGGACGACCACCTGGTGGAGCTGTCCGTGCTCGAGGCGGATGGGAAGGCTCGCAAGACCGTCCTGTCCGCCCTGGACGAGCGGGCCGCTGCCCTCGAGGAGGGCTGACCGGTGCCCGTGACCCCCGCCCGCTACGCCGAGATCCTCGGCGGCATCGCCGTCGGAGGCGGCGACGACGTCCGCATCGCCGATGCACTGTCTCGCGCCGAGACGCTGTGCTGGGGCGAGTGCGGCTGGCGGGTGGGGGACGGCGGGACCAACTTCAGCACCCAGACCGTGACGGCCTACGCCGAGCGCGACGAGGCGGAGCCCAGCGAGGCGCTCCTCCCCTGCGCCAAGGTGCAGAGCGTCACCGACGCGTGGGTGGACTCCACGCGCACCTTCGACGCCGGCGACGTCCTCACCGACATCGAGGTCGAGGACGACCGCGTCATCCGCGGCGACGGCGACTGGTCGGCCAACCGGCGCCACAACCGGGTCGTCTACACCTGCGGGTGGGGGGCCCTCCCCGAGTACGTCGAGGAGCCGATCGCCCGCCTGGCCCATCACCTGCTGATGGGGAAGCCCGGCTCCAACGTCCGTGCTGGCTCCTTCGGTGGCCAGTCGGTCACCCAGGACCCGCCGATGCACCAGGTGCCGGCGGACATCGTCAGCATGCTCGAGGCCGCGGGCCTCATCTGGTGGGGAGGCCGCGTTGGCTGAATCCCTCGACCACATGATCGCCGCCGAGCGCGCCCGGCTCCGCCGAGCTCCCCGCCTCGCTGAGGACGGCGCCCGGGATGGAGCTCGCCGGATGCTGGTCCGGACCCGCCAGCTCACCCCCGGCCGCTCTGGCCGTCTGCGGGAGAGCTTCGGGCTGACCGGTGGTCGCCGGGCCCCCGGGCACGCCTCCTACACCATGGCCACCGACCTGCCCTACGCGGCCCAGGTCGAGGAGGGCGGCCTCGTGCGCGGCGAGCCGCTCCTCACCGTCCCGCTGGTCCCGGAGGCGTTCGGGCTGGCGGCCACGGACGTCGCCGGGCTGTTCCCCCTTCGGCGCCGGGGCGAGGCCCAGGGCTACCTGGCGCGTCGCGTTGGGCGGTCCCTGCGGGTGATGTACGCCCTCCGCTTCACGACCCGGCAGACCGGCCACCACATGGTGCAGCGCGCCGCCGCCGAGCTCGAGACCCGAACCGCCACCGACGTCGCGGAGCGCATCCACAAGGCGAGGCGGGCATGAGCATGGCGTGGGACATCTTCGACGAGCTCGCCGGCGTGCTGCGGGCCGACCACACAGGCCTGGGTCTCCGGTGGGGCAGTGCCAACCTCGCGGCCGCCGGCCAGGTCCGCCTGGGGCTCGACGGCGTCCCGATGTACAGCGGGGACGGCCTCCAGATGGTGCTCCTCGGCTTCGACGATGGGGGCGAGCAGGGCCAGACCATGAGCGACTGGCTCGAGAAGTGGCAGGTGGTCATCGTGGGCTACGCCCAGGCGGACGGCGTCGATGCCCCCGCCCGCTGGCTCGCCGCCTACCGCCTGGCCGAGTGCGTCCGCTACGTCGTCCGTCGCTACTTCCTCGAGGGGCCCGGCGTTGCCTTCGAGTTCGGCGTGGAGTGGGTGGTGTCGAGCCTGGACATCGGCGACCTCCACAGGCAGACCACCGACCACGGCCACTACGGCGTCTTCGATCTCCGGCTCACCTTCGGTGTCGAGGAGGGAACCTGATGGCCTGGCTGAACCGAGGATGGCGAGACCGGGAGCCGGTGTCCGTGCCGATTCCGTCGACAGGGGGGAGCCGGTACGTCGAGGTCAACCTCCCCAAGCACGATGCGCTCTGGGACAACCTGGTCGACGTCCACGACATCCGGTTCACGCGGGCCAACGGCACCACGGAGGTCTTCCACGAGCTCGTGTCCTCCGACATCCCCAACCGCGAGATGCGGGTCAAGATCGGCGACATCGACACCACAGGCGCGGAGGACAAGCTGCTCCGCCTCTGCATGTACTTCTCGCCGGCGGACGGCTTCGCCCATGGAGCGCCCTCGGGCGGGCCCATCACCGCCGTCACAGGCCACGAGGGCTACATCGAGCAGGCGGCGCCCTCGACCCATATCTACCTGATGCGCCCTCCGGGACCGCGGGCCTCGAGCCCGTCCCGGCCCCTCGGCAAGCTCACGACGGACGACATCTTCGTCTGGCTCGACCCCACCGACCTGCTCGAGCCTGCAGCGCGTCCCTACGAGAACCATCGCGACTGGGAAGAGCCGGGCCTTGCCGAGGTGGAGGTCCGAGACGCCTCCAACGCGGTCGTGCCCGCGCTGACGGACGCCACCGAGCTGCGCTGGGTCGTCTACCGCGCCAAGGGCAAGCGTCGCCGGCGGATGGCGCTTCGCGTGCGCTTCGCGCCCGGGTCCGTCGGGGCCTTCACCCTTCGCCCTCGCTTCACCACCACCGTGCCGGGTCTCGTGGGGACCGGGCACCGCGACCTGACGGACGCCATCGGCGTCCGCGTGGTCAACCCACTGGAGACCTGATCATGGGAAACGTCGGACTCGGTAGCTACATCGGCTTCGCCGAGCAGGTCACGGCCGGCACGCCTGCGGCGCCGGACCACTTCCTGCCGGTCATCAACATGGGCCTCGACGCGGACTACCAGCGCCTGGCCGAAGAGCACATGGGGCACCCGTCCCAGAACAACGCGGAGGCCCGGGAGACCTACCTCTCCGCCATCAAGGCGGGGGGCAACCTCAAGGTCCTCATGGGCTACAACAACGACTCCCTGCTGCTGCTCAAGCACTGCCTGGGGCTGCTGTCGACCACGGGCTCCGGACCCTCGTGGGACCACGAGATGGCTCCGAGCCACAGCGTCCCCACCGGCACGGCCGGCCTGACCGTGGCGCAGACCTACGGGCTCCGCGGGCCCGTGAACCGCCAGCGGGTGTTCTCGGACGTCGCCCCCACCAAGTGGGACCTCCAGTGGTCCCTGGGCAAGCGGACCGCCCTCAACATGGACTGCGTGGGTGGCTTGGTGTCGCCCATGCAGGCCATCGCCGGCTCGCCGGTGTTCGAGGCCGCGCCCCCCATCTCCGCCTACCAGCACCTGTCGGCCGCCGGCCTCACCCTGGGCGGAACCAAGGTCAACGGCCTCGAGGACATCAAGGTCTCGCAGGACCGCAAGTTCGTGGCGCCGGGGGAGCTCGGCAGCCTGTACGCCACCACGCCGCTCCAGGACGGCGACTCCGACACCATGCTCGAGCTCGCCTACCGGTGGAGCGACAACACCATCCTCGACCTCTTCGAGAACGGCAACTACGTCACCGGCGCCGCCAACTTCACCGACGGAACCCACGGCATCGCGCTCGCGTTCGCGCGGCTCCAGGTGGTCGGCCACCCCATCGTGGTGAGCAGCCGCGGCCTCACGCGCATCACGGCGCGCCTCAAGGCCCTGGGCACCCCGACGAACCCGTCCATCAAGGCCACCGTCACCACCGACCGGGAGACGCTCTGATGCGCCGCGCTGTCGACCTCATCCCGTCCCGGACCGTCTACCGCTACGTGGTCGCCCGCGGCATCGTGTACCGGCTGCAGCCGGTCAACACCCTACTGCTGTCCGAGCATGGCTGGGCCTCCCTCGAGGGCTCCGCCGAGCTCCGCAAGCTCCGGAAGGACCACGAGGAGGAGTCCCGACGGCTGCAGATGGTGGGGGATGGCATCCCGGCCGAGGATGCCAAGGCCCTCATCGCTCGACAAACGGAGACCGAGCTCCGCCAGCGGGAGGAGGAGCTGGAGATGGTCCTCTCCACGCCCCAGGGGCGTCGCGACTATGAGGCACGGCGGAAGGCCTACGTGTGCGCCGCCATGTGTGGACTCGGGGTCATCGACCCAAGCGGGTCCTGGGACGTCGAGGCGTACGGGCCCGTCGAGCGCTTCCTGGGCCTGATGCCTTCGGACTGGTCCCCCGAGGAGGGGATGTGCGTGGACCTCAACGCCGGGGACGGGGAGGCGATGCTCATCGACCCGGACGCCCGCATCCTGCCCACCTACGACCTCCGGAAGGGCGAGTCCCAGGTGGACGCCGTCAACCGCGTCCAGGAGGCCGGGCACCTGGCCTACGGAGCTCATCTCGACCAGAGCGAGCGACAGGCCATCTTCCTCGCCGTCAAGGCCATGGCCAACGGCCGGGCGCGACGTGTGGCCGGCTTTCGTGTCGGCGGACCTGGCCCTGAAGGTGCGCGTCCACAGGATGTGCCAGGCCTACGGGAAGTGGCCGACGGAGGCCCTGGCCCTACCTCCTGAAGAGCTCGCCGTGAACCTCGACGTCTTCGAGGCAGGCGATGAACACCCCAAGCCCATTCCGACCATCCTCTGCACCGCGAAGAGCACCACGTGAGCGTTGTCCGCAAAGGCGTTGAGTACGTCCTGGCCCTCAAGGGGGACCTGGCCAAGCGTGCTGCGGACACCGACCGTGAGCTCGGCCAGCTCGAGGGAACGGCGGGGAGCACCAAGGTGGCGTTCGCCGCCCTGGCGGCGGCTGGGCTCGCGGCGGGTGTGGCCATCGCCGACATGACCGACGACGTGGTCGGCGCCATCGACGAGATGACGACCCTCGCTTCCGCCACGGGGTTGTCCACCGAGACCATCGAGGGCCTCTCCATCATCGCCCAGATGACGCGAAAGGACCTGTCCGACCTGGTCCCGCGGAACTTCGCCAAGAACATGGAGGATGCGAGGAACGGGACCGGCAAGGCGGTCGACGGCTTCCGGACGCTCGGGCTTCAGCAAGAGGACCTTCGGGGCCGGTTCGCTGACAACAACGTCCTGCTGCTGGAGACCATCAAGCGCCTCAACGCCGTCGAAGACCCCGCCCTCCGGGCCGCGACCGCCTCGGAGATCTTCGGGAAGCAGGGGGAGCAGATGCTCTCCGCGTTCGCCGACGTAGACGACCTCGAGGCCGCCATCAAGTTCGCGCGGATGTGGGGCATCGACACCGGACCCGAGGCGGCCGAAGCAGCCGGGAAGGTGCAGAGAGCCACTGCGTCGATGAACATCGCGATCGACACCGCCAAGCAATCGGTGTTCGACCTGGTGGCCGCGGGCGAGGAATGGATCACGGTCCTGTCCGCCGTCGGCGTCGGGATGGCCGAGTACACCGAGAGGACCTACCGCGCCGTGCTCGTGATGGACGGGCTCGGGAACTCGGTGGACCCGCTCTCGGCGGCGGTCGATGCGGGGTGGGCCTACTACGAGTCGGTGACCGCGCTGACCGATCAGCTGGAGACTGCCCAGGACACCACGAAGGAATGGGCGGACGAGCTCACCGAGGCGGATGACGTCGTCAAGACGACCAACGAGGACCTCGAGGAGATGTACAAGGCCCTCGGGCTTATCGACGACGAGGCAGAGGGAGCGAAGACCTCGGTGAAGGGGCTCCGGGAGGAACTCGCCAAGCCGTGGGACCTCGACATGAAGGAGTTCCGGAAGCTGGAGGAGGCCAACAGCAGGGACGCCAGGGAGCTGGAAACGAAGCGGGAGCAGGACGCCCTCAACCGGGGTGCTCAAGCGCTGCTGGACCGCCAGACGACCGGTGTCGACACGCCGGCGGAGGACGCGCCAGTCCATGCGATGATTGATGCGCCGAGCGTGGCCATGATGGGTGACGCACTGATGTCGGCCATGGTCCCGTTCCTGGCTCCAGTTGCGGCCCTCGAGCAGGTCCCCTTCCTGCTGACGGACCTGACTGCGACCGTGGAGACGCTCCCCGACACGCTCCTCTCTATTCCGGAGCTCACCGTCGGCCTGCTCGACGCGATCACCATGCTGCCATCGGAGCTCGTGGCCATGGCGCCCGAGCTGGCCCTCGCCATCGGTGACGTGGTCTTCACCAGCTTCACGGTCGGCGCGGAGATGTTCTTCGACGTCGTGGCGGATGCCCTCTACGCCCTGCCGGGCGAGTTTGCCTCCGAGCTGGCCAGCGTTCTGGACGACCTGTTTGGTGGTCTCAACCCCTTCGACGGGGACGGGAGCTTCTTCGGTCTCGATGCGGTCGCTGGCGTCGAGGACCTCCTGGGCGTGGATCTGCCGTTCCTCGACAAGGGCGGCACGCTCACCAGTGACGGCCTGTACTACGGCCACGCTGGGGAGCGGGTCCTCAACCCCACCGAGACCCAGAACTACAGCTACAACAACAGCCGGTCGGTGGGGGACATCCACGTCCACGGCGCGGACCCGTACCGCTCCATCGACCTCCTGAGCCGCCACCTCGGTCCCTTCGGCTCCGGCATGGGCATCCTGCCCACCGGCGTGGGGGTCTGATGTCCGCCGCCATCTGGTACACCCCCATCGGCGCGACGACGATGAAGCGCCTCGACCTCGGCCCCCTCCAGGCGATGCCTGTGGAGCAGCCGAGAGAGGCCCAGGCCCAGGAGACCGGGGGCGGTCGCATCGTCCAGCTGAACCTCCGGGCACGCCAGCGGGTGCGACCGGTTCGGGGCCCGTCCACCGACGACGAGCTCCGCTGCCGCCTCGTCGCCGTCGAGAACCACCTCCAGCTCGGGGGGACCATCATCCTCGCCGGGCACGCCGAGTTCGCCTGGGCCGGCTTCGCCAGCGTGCTGCCCCTCGCCGGCGGTCGCCTCATCCCCATCGAGGGCGACATCTACCGCGAGCTCGGCGGCGGTCTCATCGGCGCCGGCGACCACATCATCCTCCAGTCCGACTCCCCCAAGCAGGTCCTCGAGCGGCACCGGGTGTTCTCCCAGACCACTCGGGACTTCGTGACGACCGAGTGGGGCGTCGACCACGACTGGCAAGAGATCGGCACCTACTGCCTGCTGCGGCACTGGAGCTTCTTCCCGGCCCTGCGGCTGGCCAAGGAGGCCATCGGCCGCCCCATCCTCACCACGAACCGCGAGAACACCTGGACCTTCGACGCGGTCCTGGACGAGGACATCGACAAGCTCCGCGCCCTCTCCCAGGCGGGCGGGGTCCCCGTGCAGGGCACCACCGACACCGGCCTCGAGACCCAGGACTCCGTGGTCGAGAGCCAGCTGGAGAGCGCCTACGACACCGCCCTGGGCTCTGTGGGGGCCCTATGAGCTGGTCCCAGAGCTGGATCGACGCCGCGGGCAGCCAGTCGCTGGAGCCCCGCTACGTGCTCGAGACGGTCTCCGCCGGCCTGGCGGAGAGCCCTGTGCTCCTCTCCAGCCACGCCGAGGGGCCGGTGCACCAGCAGGTGATCATCCCCGAGGGCTGCAGCGTCCGGTGGGGCCAGCTGTCGCTGGACAGCTGGAACATGTCGGCCTCGAGCCTCACCGTGGCTACGCTACCCATCAACCTCGACAGCCTCCGCGAGGGCACCCTCATGCAGCTCCGCATGGGCTGGGCGGGCTGGGACCTGGCGGAGTACGAGCCGGTCTGGGTGGGCGTGCTCCGGGGCGCCGTCAACGACGGCCGCGGTCGCGTCGTACTCTCCCTGCAGGGCATCGAGGGCTCGCTCTTCCAGCGGTGGCGCCAGCTGTCCGGGGCGCCGGACCCGCGGCTGTTTGCCGAGACCGGCGTCGGCGAGGAGACCACCCTCGTCAGCGCGTGGTCCGCCGGGTCCGACATCCAGGTACACGACGAGACCATCTGGGCCCGACCCACCGGCGGTACCTACGGGCTCCTCATCACTCCGACCACGGGCGACCCCTTCTACCTGACCGCCGACACGTTCGGCGTGGTCAACGTGCCGATCCACGGTGACATCGGGGTCTTCGACAACGCAGGCCTGTCCTCCGCGCTCGACACCGCCCCCGTCCCGGCCGACGCCGGCGACACGGTGCGCTCGGTGGTGCTCGACGAGGAGCACCCCATCGTCCTGGCGCTGCGCATCATCACCAGCGACCTGGGCGACGGCGACAACGGCGACCACGACGTCTACCCCTACGGGTGGGGGCTGGGCCTGCCCGTCGCCCTGGTCGATGTCGACGACGCTCTGGTCAGCAAGGGCCTGGCCGGGCCCGACGGGCTGTCCTCCCCGTCCTGGTGGCTGCACCTGCGGGACCCGGTGACCGTCGGCCAGCAGTGGCTGTCCAGCTGGCTCGCCGCCGGCGGCTTCTACCTGTGCCAGCGGCAAGGTGCGCTGACGATCCGTGGCTTCCAGCCGTTCGACTCGAACGGCATCCTCTTCTACGTCGACGACCTCGACATCATCGACATCACCTACGAGGCCTTCGCCGGTCCCTCCGAGGGGGAGCGCTTCGTCGCCTACGACCACGCCGACATGCAGGGTGTGTCTGTGGCGCCGACGGTGCCGGACCGGACCCCTGACGTGGTCCGCCAGCTCCTGGGCTCCCTCGGTCGCCTGCTGCCGTCGGTGAAGCTCCCCGACGAGCGGAGCGACACCTACACCGGGACACCCTGGTCCAGGCCGACGCAGGGGGAGCGGGAGGTCGTGGTCCCGGTGTTCGGCACCAACGCCAACCGGGACGCCTGGCTGGCCTCCCTGGTGTCGCGCATCGGGGTCTACGCCACCCGGCGCCTCGAGCTCTGCCGCGTCCGCCTGGTCGGCCTCGACTGGGGCCGCGCCGCGCCGGGCGACGCCATCGGCATCGTCAGCTTCCGCGTGGACAGCCGGCGGGGCCCCTACGACCTGTCCACCAAGGGCGGGCGGCACATCGTCATCAAGAGCGCGCCCGACCTGTTCGGGCTCACCACCGAGCTCATCACCATCTACGTCCCACCGGACGAGGAGGGCTGAACCATGGCCATCGACTTCGCAGGGAAGCGGCTCGTCCGCTTCACCGCCCACGCCACCAACGGCCAGGTGGTGGTGGACGGCTCCGACGTCCTCATCAACGGCGTGTACCGCCTCCACTGGACCGCCGCGGCCGTAGGCCCCGTCTACGTGGAGAAGGACTCCCGCGCAGACGGGGCCCGCGACTCGAGCCTCCACTACGAGGTGACCACCGACGAGCAGGGCCACGTGATCACCGCCATCGGGCATCCCGTGCGCATCTCTGGTAACGGCACCGACGAGCTGGTGCTGGAGCTGGTCAGCCGATGACGCTTGGGTTGCCACAGCGCATCTGGCGTGCCCTGGAGTGTCTCGGGGGCGGCAAGGGGCTGCCCTCCGTCCTCGCGGCGCTGTCCGGGAGCTCCTCAACCACTTCGTTCACGGGCTTTCACCGCGCATCGGCGGGGGACGACTATCCACAGGGGGGCGCCAACTTCGCCCAGCCAGCCCAGACAGGCGTGTACGTGATCGGAGACATCGATAGCATCTCGGTGCTCGGGCCTCTGTGGGACGGGGGATCTGCATCGGGGTTCGCCACGGGATGGATCGCGCTGACCCTGGCCGAGGGCACCCCAGATCAACTGCGGCTCCGCTACCAGGACCCGCCCCCGACGGGTGGCACCTCCAACTTCTCCGTGAACATCCCCGGCACCGGCGATGCGACCGACGGGCCCCGCTTCTACTGGTCCGAGGTCGACATCAGCGGGTACAGGGTTGGGTGCGACGCTCCCGGCGTGGCCGAGGTGTCGGGCGCCCTGACCGAGCTCGCCACTGGCACGCTGTCGGCTCCGTCGCAGCTCTACGTGTTGGGCTCGACGCCGGCGCGCCAGCTCACCGGTGACATCGTGGCGCTGGTCACCAGCGGCTACCTGTCGGACGTCGACAAGACGGCGGTCGCGTCTGCGGTGAGCACGGGCGGCCTTGCGGCAGGTGTGGCCGAGCTCGAATCGCGCATGAACGCCAGTGGAACCGCCACCCTCCACGAGTGGATGCGCCCAACCACGTCTCCGGTGACCGCCATCGAGGATGGGGCCGATCCATCGGCAAGCCCCATCGTCGTGGCTGGCTCCAACCGCATGCTGGGGGTCGAGCGATGAAGTGGGCAAGGGTTGTGGCGGTGGTGGGGGGAGACCGCGTGCTGGGAACCGATCCCAAGCGGGCGGTGCCAGACGGGCGGCCCGCTCGGCACACGATCATGGACTCGGCGGGGGTGATGCGCACGTGGCGAACCACCGAGGCCGTCCCGGCTGATGGCGATGCACCAGCGCGTCCGGCCCGGCCGACGATGGGACCAGACGCCGGGATCGTGCACGCCGCGACCGAGGCTGTGCGTGTCATCGTGCACCACGCGGGCCCGACGGACCTGCCAGCCGAAGCGGCGGCAATGCTGGTGCAGATCGGCGCCGTCCGCATGGGTGACCCGGACCACGTGCTCTGGATTCCTGACCCCATTGACGGGTTCAGCGATGCCCTGAAGCTCGCCAACTTCGGGGCAGCGCAGCAGCTAGCGGGCCTGTACGAGCAGGCGGTCGTGTGGGCGGCCTTCGACCCCGGCTTCGCGGCTCTCGCCGACGGTGCAGACATCGCTGGTCTGAACGTGATCGGGTGGGACGGAGTGGACGTCGTCGGGCTGGGCGAGGCGTGGATCCGCGAGGTCGAGAGGTTCGACAGTGCCTCTTGACCTCATCGACCGCACCATCCAGTCCAAGGCCCTGTTGGTCGCCGGCCTCGTCGTCGCCTGCGTCTTCCTGGTGTACATCGCCATCACCCACGCCCCCGCCGAGGAGCCCTGCGACCTCGAGGCCCGGTGGGAGCTCGCCTGCTACCGCTACGAGGCGGCGGGCTGGCCTCCCTGCGACGAGGTCCTGGCCGACGTGTCGGTGGTGGAGCTCACCCCCGCCATGGTGGCGTCCGACAGGGACGCCCACGGCGCGTGGGACGAGGACAGCCGCACCGTGGCCGTCGCCGAGGACCACTGCGGTGCCCTCGACCCTGCCATGGAGCACGAGCAGTCCCATGCGCGCGGCCTGTTGCACGGCGGCCCATCGGGCTCGGTGACCGCATCGCCAGCCTCGCGAGCTGGGCTCGCCATCCCCGCGTACGGAGGGTCCCGATGACGCTCTCGCACCCTATGGGTCCGCCGCGTTGGCGTCCGGTCGTCGGCTTCGAGCTCGCCTATGCAGTGAGCGAGTGGGGCCACATCTGGAGCATTCCACGAGTGGTCCAGCGCTGCACCGGTGAGATGCGGGTCGCGGGGCGTCTTCTGGCCCAGACCCCGAACGGCGTCGGCGGCTACATCCAAGTGGGGCTGCAGCACGGCACCCGCCGGGTGAAGACCCGCGCCCACGTGGTGGTGGCAGAGGCGTTCTTGGGGACCCGCCCCGACGGGCAGTACGTCGCCCACAACGATGGTGACCCGTCGAACAACTGCCTGTCGAACCTTCGATACGCGACGCCAGAGCAGAACCAAGCTGACCGCACCGCACACGGCACCGACAACCGAGGCGTCCGTCACCATGGCGCCAGGCTGACGCCATCGCTGGTCCAGTACATCGACCGCCAGCGTCTCCTCGGCCGGTCCTATCGCTCCATCGGGAGGGAGTTGGGCGTCTCGTGGGGCACGGTCCGGAACGCATGGAAGCGGCGGCGGTGGAGCCACGTGCCGAGGCTCATCCCACGGAGGTCGCCATGACGAGCGAGGAGATGACGGTCCTGGAGAGGATCGAGGACAAGGTGGACCGCCTGATCGGGCGCGTGGAGAAGCTCGAGGAGTTCGTCTCCGTGGAGCAGGAGGACCGCCGCATCGCCGAGCGCGTCTCCGCACGGCTGCGGGACATGGGCTTCGAGGGCGAGCCGCCGTCGACGGGCGTCGGTCCGTCGCCGGCGTCGAAGCGTGGCACCTGGGCTCACACTGCGGTGGAGCTCGCCGCCACCTCCGGCGGCCGCAACATCCTCCTCGCGGTCGTGACGCCGGTCGTCTCCTACCTCCTCGGCGCGCCAGCAGTCGAGTACCTCAGCGAGGTCAGCGAGCTCCGAGCCCAGCTCGAGGAGCTCCAGGCAGAGGAGGCGGCCGAGGACGTGGCGGTCATGCCCGACGTCGGCCCGCCGCCTGACCCCGGCCCCACGGGCCCCGCTACGGACACGCCGAGCGCACCGAGGCCGAATCTGTGACACCCATCGTCTCCCAGCTCTGGCGCCTGCTCGCCCGCTACCTCGGTGTGCCGTACGGCCACGACTGGCCCGCGGAGATCGACTGCTCGTCGCTGGGCTCGTCCCTGCTCCGGGAGCACTACGGCCTCGAGGTGATCACGCTGGCGGTGTGGCAGGCCATCAACCTCTCCGTCGCCGGCGTCGACCCCTGGGAGGGCATCCGGGCCCTGGGGACAGCCCTGGGGGTGGAGCCCGTCATCTTCTCCGGCCCCACCCTTCCGACCAAAGACCGGCTCCACGCATTCCAGGTGTGGTCGAACCTCGGCGAGGACGGGTCCATCGTCCTCGACCAGGAGGGCGAAGAGGACAGCGACGGCCACTTCTTCCTCTGGCTCTCCTACGGCGGCTGGCTGGGCGTCGTGATCGAGGCCAACTGGCCGCAGGGGGTACGGGTTCACGACGCCCACGGCATCCACCGGCTGGAGGCCGTTGTCGACGTCGACGGCCGTCTCGTGGCCGATCTCGAGCCGATGGACCTCGAGGAGCGCCTCAAGGGGTGGGACCAGGTCGCCTTCGTGGAGCTCCCGTGA